AACGTAACGATCAGTTGTATCAACGTATATCCACGGCCATCGAAGCGTCTGTTCGAGAACTCATTCCAGTTCAGCAAATTCTCCAAACCTACATGTCTCAAGATAACAAGGACATCGATATAGGAGAAACCATGGAAGACACGGAAGATCCCGATTTCTCCGACGAAATACCGGAGCCGGAGTCGGAGCCACAACCAGAGGAAATGGAACCTCAACCAGAAATGGATTCGGAACCAATGGGGGAAACTGAAGAACCCATGATGCCACCACCCATGGAAGAACCATCAGAAGGTGGGTCGCACTTGGATAACGAGTTTAAGACGATCAGTAACGTGAAAATGCCCGAGCCACAGATGACCGAAGAAGAGGATGATGACGTCCTTTTCCCAGACGCATCAGATGCTCGTGCAAAAAAAGTTGGTTATAATTAAATGGAACTTGAAGACTATCTGAGAGATCCCGCTTGGGCCGGTATAATTGCCGGTTTGATTACGGCTGGTTACATTCACATAAAGGCGAAGATTAATAACGAGGGTGCGCTACCAACCAGTGCGTACACTAAACCAGCCGCACTTAACGCTATTCTTGTTTATTTTATAATTTCAGGTGGTCTAGGTAAGAGAGAAAGCATATCTACAGAACCATTCGCTTAAAGAATAATCGCTTATTATTCAATAGTTAATAACCATGGCTTCTGTAAACGCTTTCAATGATATGATGGGTCAATTTCTTGCGGAATTGCACAAAACGTTTCCAGAAGAAAAGGGCATCAAGAAATGTATGTCGGGATTTGAACTCATGCGACAGACTAACCCGCGTCTGGTCGTAGACGGTTTCATGGCGGGGGTGAGTCCATTTTCGGATAAGATTTCCGCCAAGGATGATACGTTTTTCATCAACGAATTCAAGAATTTGGACTTTTTGAAGGATATTAACCTCGAAGGTCATTGGTCCAGCATCTCCGATGGCACAAAGGATGCTATTTGGCAATATGTTCAAACCTTGTACATGCTCGGTACCACTATCAGTAGTATCCCAGAAGACACTCTCTCCATGATTGAAAAGGTTGCAAAGCAATGTGCCGATCAAATGGAAAGTGATGGCTCCGGTATTGATGAATCCGCTCTCATGAAGACCATGCAAGGTATGCTGGGTGGTATGTTGAAAAAATAAACGTAATATATATAAATGAGCTCTTGGTTCAATGATCCTAAACAACTCGTGAGAACGGATAAAGTCCCAGAATTCTGGCCAACTAAATTACAGTCCTCAGCCGAGCGTGTGAACGCGGCCTCTAGATTTATCATCTACGCCGCGTGCGTACACTACATCATCAAGCGTGATGTTCGTGTATTCATTCTCGCTGCGACCGCACTCAGTGTTCTTTATATAATGGAAAAGTCTCAAATGGTGAAGGGTGGGGCTGAATACTACAATACGGTGAATAACAATTGCCAATTGCCTACCAGAGACAACCCAATGTCGAATTATTTGATGGGTGATAACCCAGAGCGCCCAGGTGCGTGTGCGTACCCAGATGTGAGTACCCAAGTGGATAACATGGTCGTGGGTAACACACCATTTGGACCAGCTCGCTCTAGATCTACGTTGCCAAAATACCAACAAAACGCCGTGTCTAGGCAATTTGTTTCCAGCCCGGTGACTACCGCAGTGAGCGATCAAACTGGATTTGCGGAGTGGTTGTATGGACGCAAAAACCAACCCATGTGCAAATCTGATCCAACCATGTGCGATCCAAATGCCCGAGGTGTCCAACTCGAAGCCTTTGCCGGCCTCGATCCAAACGGAGACAAGAGAAGTGGTATGCACGGATTCACGCACGCCTAGATAAATAAATCTTATGTAATAATAAATGGCTTACCAATTGCAGCCCGGTCTTAAGTTGGTTCAAAACCCAGCCGTTCCAGTGAACTGCGCAACCGAAGAAGTGTTTGTGTACCCTCAGCCCAGTACTCTTAACTATGGCTCGAGTCGACCAAACACAACTCTTTACGGAACTGCGCCATACATGGCTGGTAAGGGTGCCCCAGCGGAATTTATCGAAACGAGTGATGAGCTCCGACCACAATCGACTTCTCGTTTCAACAAGGTTCTCGCGAGAACTTACGAAAACAACTATTTCCCACTCCAAAATATGGAATGTAAGTTGCCTTTGCAAAGCATGAGCTACGAACCAATGAGTACCCGTGCTGAACTGCAAAATGGTCTTTTTACACAAAGATACGTAAATAAAAATATCAATAAGAAATAAGAATGGCTGATCCCATATCTGTTGCAGCTATAGCCGGTCTTATTTACGCAGGTCGGAAACTCAGTCAACCAGTGGAAAGATATGAACAACCACCAGTTCAGGCGACGAATGAAGTGTTCACGCCAGACATTCAAGAGGCTCCGGCGCCTCTCAAAGAATACCCACTCGAACAACCTTACATAAATAAGGGTGTCGTGAGTAACTTTGGAGACATCGCGCCCCAACAAAAGAGTGCGGGTGGTGAAATACTTAATATGAGAAACAGAATGTATGATACAGGTCGAATGAACAACCTTTCTCCAATTGAAAAGAGATTGGTTGGCCCAGGTTTGGGTGTGGATCCAAATGTGGAGTCTTACGGTGGTTACCAACAGCTTTTGCGTGTGAATCCAGAAAATGTTGGCGCTTACAGATTGACTACACTCCCAGGTAGATCTGGTCCAGCGTACGATTCGAAGGGTGGTCGACGTGGACGCGTTGGTCTCGTGTCTCATAATCGACCAGAGAAGACGGCCTTCTTGCCCGAACGCCTTCCAGTTACGTTTGGGCGTGCGCAAGGTATGTCTGGTAGAACTCCACGCGGAGAACACGAAAAGACGAAGCGCACAACCAACCGTTCGGAAACCGGTCTTCGCACGGACACACTCAGTGTTGCTCCAGCCAAGCGAATTGTATCGGGTCAAACGCTCCCACAAGATCCAACGAGAAACAAGAAGGATGGTAACATTGAACAATACGCCTACAGAAACCAGCCACAACCAGGTATTCACAGCTTCAGACACGGTTACCTCGAGTCTCCAGCGGTGGCTATCGGAGAAAAACGTACATACGCCTCTCCACACACGGTCGAAGAACTCAACAAATATGGTTTCAGACCAGATGAAAGACGTGGTAAGGCTAACCGTATGTCCGCTCCAGGTAGAATGAATGTTCGTGCCGATGCACTCAACCAAGGGGGTATGCTCACGAACGTGCGACTCGATACAACTCGGGTAGACGGTCGGGTCAACCCCCAGAACGGCGCTTGGACGCAGCAATACACGAATGATTCTTACCACGATTTCAACCCACACAAGGGTAACGCGAATCCATATGCATCCAATTCCAGCTTGAATGTGGCGAAGAGACAATTGTTGAATAACCCACTCGCCCACCACCTTTCCTAAATAATAATAGTATGAGTATTAACACTCATTAAAATATTGTCCATATATTTTAATGAAGGTCCATGTACTAGACATAGATAGTGGCGAAAGAGACCCGATACTTTACCCGGATCCAAGTGATTACACGATGTCACTCACAAACCCCGTGTATGACGTTTCAAAGATAACACTCGTGTCTGCGCGTGTACACAATAGTCAATTGCTTATTCACGATAGAAACAATACCTTTACTTTCAACGATAGTACGAGTGATTACGAAGTTGTACTCCCAAACGGCAACTACGACGGCGATGAACTCGCGCAAACACTTGAAACCTCCATTAACACGGCCGTGGGTGGATCCAATTTTATCACGAGCAACGCGTACGATTCTTCCTTGAACACCATAACCCTCGGTGCAACGAATACATTTACATTTAAGTTTTACGATGGTACGAATGGATACACGTCTACAGGTGAATACACGACGCCACACGATGTACTCGGGCTTCCAGCGCGTAACGTGTCTTCAACGGGCACATCAATCACCACGGGCTCGTTAAATTTACAGGGTGTGGATGCATTCGTCTTACGATTGAGTAGTGGTTCAGATGAATTCAATAAAACCATATACTCCGCGACTCCATTTTATACGGGTAGAATTTTGGTATGTGGGGACGTGATTAATTTTTCGAGTGGTGATGATACGGTAGAGCACAACTTTGATTCTGGATCTAAACAAAAGATAGATGATATACGAGTGCAGTTCTTTTACAGTAGCCACAATAGACTCATACCATACGATTTTAGAAATGCGAATCACGTACTGAAACTTGCGATCGCCTGTTCTACTGGTAAGGCCGAAACTGTGCCTCGAGTTGAAAAGGATTTCTCATTGCCTGCGCCTATGCACATACCTGATCTAGAGCATGTGAATAGATGGGATGCATTTGTATCCATCTTTTTGATAGTGTCTACGTGTGTTGTGCTTTTGCTCGCGATGAAGAAACCTAGCGCGTAACCGCGAAGATTGGTTGCGCTGGCTTTTGGACACGAGTGGACACGCGAGAAACACCGAGGTACACGAGGATGGAGAGGAGGGTGGTGAAGAGGGCGGTGAGGGTGTAGTTCATACCACCGTTCTTGTTAACCTTGACGATTTGGTTAACGATCCATCGGACGAGGTCCATCCAGGACAAGGCCGCGGCGAAAGAGAAGCCGGCGACGATGGCGTTCAAAGATTGAGATTCGAGCTCTTGGCTGACGAGGGTAACAGTTTCGGCGGCGGTGGACATTGTATATATTAATAAAAGAAAATTTTATTCTGGTAGTAATTCTTCTACAGTAAGAATCTTCTTATATGTTTTTGTCTTGTATCCTTTCAACCCTTTCTTACCAGATTCAGAATCTGACTCGGATTCCGACTCAGATTCTGAATCTGACGAATCGTCGTCAACCTTAAATGATTTGTACTCGGTTGATGACCAGCCATATGGTTCATCCGATGCGTCCATTACTATCAATAGCATTTTTTAATATTTGTTCTGACGGATTGGTTGGCGTCCAAGAATTCCATGCGTCATACGCTTCGTTTACTTTTAAGAATTTTGGATCGCTTCCTGAATATCGCTCGAATGGTATGTCTTCTTCATCGACAACTTCCAGATCTTCCACGTCTTCATCTGTGTCTTCGAGCACGCTTCCAAGGTCTTGTCCGACTGTGTGCATAACACAGTATTTAGATGCATACTCCAAATCTTGTGCGAGCACCACATCTCGCCCACACGCTTTGGAGTATTCGCATGCGAGAAGCATAGATTTTTCAATCACCGGTACCACGATGTTGAGTATGCTTTCGACCATTTGTTCGCTTTGTACGTTTGTATCGCTTGGTAATCCAAAACCTGTCTTCATCATGAATTAAATAATAAAGAAGCAGTTCCGTTCTCCACACGGAGTATATTATTACTGAGCGCGTAAACTCTAAGTTGTCTTTTGCCTGTACCAAACAGTTTAGCTTTAATGAGCTGATCTTTTATGTATGAAAAATTTATGTACCCCGTTGATTCGTGATTTTCTGGTTCAAGAGCGAAACTATATGTATAAAATCTTCGAAGAAGTTGAGTTCTCGAGTGGTGTATACCACTCTGTATGGATCTGAGGTTTATGAGATCCCCTGTGATATCTGTGAGTACATCTTGGCCATCGAGTGTGAGGCTTATGGATTTCAAATTTTCGTAGTTTGTAAAGACAAACCCTGAACCGTCGATCACTTTATCTACCGATGAATCGTAATCCAATGGAGTCACGAAATTTTTAGTACCGACCTCGCGTTCGTTGTGCCTTTGCACAATGAACATCAATTCTTTGACTGGGTTTTGAAACGAAAGTCTATCCGTTATTTCAGTGTCATTCTCCCCTATATCAAACGATTGTTCTTGAAGTTGTGTGATCACGTAATCGACTCGCTTAGGAAATTTTTTATCTTTCACGGAAACCATTTCCACGTTCAATTTTATGCTCTTTATGAGGTTTTTGTATTCTTCACCCAGGTAATAAATACCACTCGCGGATGGAGGACTTGTTTTTATGCCGTAAACACAATCTTTTACGTCTCTCAGTTTAATCACTATTTCAACTTCTTGATTGCGTATGGCGTATAGAGGTATCGCGAGTTCAGGGTTTTTGTAAAAGTAAAACGGTATGTCTACGAAATATTTTGTAACTTTAGTTGAGTTTGTAGTTAAGTGTCCATTGATGGTTAAATCATTCGCTACGGAATACGTACTGAATTCCGTGTATGGTTTTCCTATGAGATTAGATAGAGATCTTTGGTGTGTCTGCGTGGTGTAGTTCTCGGAGTGTATAGTTAAGAAATCACTCGTAACGCGTTGTATTAATGTACCACCTATATACAAATCCGCATGTTCAATCATGACGTGACCGATACTTTCGTTATACGAGATGTAACTGTACCCAGATGGAGACGTTTGATTTAATGGGTTCAGTTCCACACGTACACTCGCCGTTTGTAGTAAGTCCCCTTGGTTTTGTGGTACGACACATCTTATTTCTTGACCAAAGTCAAGTTCGCCGTCGAAATCTAAATCTGTGTGAAACCTAGAAAAATTACCATGGGTTTTAAAGTTTTTGATAAAATAGGTAAATTCTGGGTCATCCGTGAAATATTTGTCCTGTGGGCCCTTTGTATCCAATTGAATTCTACCGGCCATTACTACTATAGCTCCCTAAAATTTTAAACCCGCTAAACCACTTTCCACACGCAACACGTTGTAATTCAGTGCATAGACACGCACGGTGTTATCAAATGAAGATTCTTCTATCTTTACATTCAGAAGTTTGTGAATTACACGACTCATGTTCACTTGACCAGTTGGATAGTACATCTCTGGTTTTATGGAAAAGCTGTGAATACCGAACGTGTGCTCGGTGTCTATGTATCCAGTGTGATGTTTGAGTGGCTGTTCGCTCGATAACATTAAATCATCTGAATCTATCACTTCGTTGTTGTTAAATTTTAGGTTTACGTTGGTTATTTTTGTGTGTTTGTATAAATCATCACTCACCGCTACAAAGAACATCTCTTTGACCGGGTGATCAAAATTAATCATGACGGATCTATCGGTTTGACCAGCTTTTATCTTAAATTGCGCCATTTGGAGCTGTGTGATCACATATTCAATGGGTTTAGACAGCAAAAAGTTGCGTTCATCTTCAGTGACGAACACGAAATCAGTGGAAACAGACATGCTTTTCACCTCTGGTTCAATTACACTGGAAGGCATCGCAGACGCGACACCCGTCTCTCTATCGTATTCTACCACGAGTTCATCGTATGGCTTTGTTTTTATTTCCAATTCTACGATCTGCTTTGTGAGTGCACACACGGGTATAGCTAAACTTGGATTTCTCAAGAAATAAAACGGTAAGTGTAGCCTGTATTCGTAATCCTTAAACAATATGATAGGATATGAATTGTGACTCGTCACTGGCTTTATCACGAATTCTATATCATCTGAATTGAGATTCAATTGGTTATACATGTATATGTATTCACCCGTGAGGCGTTCGATCGTCTGCGAACCTATCTTCAGGTCTACGTAATCTATCATTCTAGTCGCGATGGATTTGTTCCACCGAACACTCTTGATTTTAAATGTGACGGGTGTGACCCCAGACTTACCGTAATAGAGTGTGTAAGGCACCGCATCTTCTTCATCATCCGGAACCACTGGAAGCACGTAAGGCACCGTAAATGTGGTGTTGTTTCCATCTTTAGTGATCATATTGGGGTATTTATCGTACGTGTACTCCGACCCATTGACGGTCTTAGATATGGTATACGCATCGAGTGCCTCAAATGTGTACGTACTCCCTTGGTAGAGAGTAATCTCCGTGGATCCACCTATCTCGAGTTGACCACCGTTGTCCGTGACTGTGTAGGTCTCGTTGGGCATTTTGGGTGGAGGTAGGGTCACTTTGAGCATCATGGATCGTATGAGATCCCCCTTGTTTTGGGGTATTTGACACATGGTGACGTCACCAAATTTACTAAACCGCTCGCACGGAATTTCTATGTCTTCGAATGCAAATTTTGTGTGTTGTCTAAAATTCATCAGGAAATGAGAATATTCTGGCTCTTCGGTGAGCCATCTCCCCTGAATGCCTGTGGTTGCGAGTGTTAAACGACCCGACATTCCTACTATTTGTGAGTAAAATTTTGGTAAATAAAACGAGGCGATACATTAGAATGAATCTTCAATTGAAGAAATTCAACCCAGAAACCATGACCGACGACCGGGTGTGCGTTTTTGTTGGTAAGCGTAACACAGGGAAATCCACCCTCGTGAAAGACATCATGTACTACAAAAGACACTTACCAGCGGGTATAGTGCTATCTGGGACGGAGGAAGGTAACCACTTTTACTCGGAATTTATACCAGATTTGTGTGTGTACGGTGATTACGACAGGGAAGCCATCGAACGCGTGATGTCCAGGCAGCGTAAACTCGTGGGTGCAGGAAAAACTAATTGCGGTGCTTTCATGCTTTTGGATGACTGCATGTACGACAGTAAATTTTTAAAGGACACGTGCATTCGACAGTGTTTTATGAACGGTAGACACTGGAAGATCTTTTTCATGTTGACGATGCAGTACGTGATGGACCTTCCACCGGCGTTGCGGGCGAATGTAGACTATGTGTTTATACTCAGGGAAAACATCATACAGAACCGAGAAAAGCTCTATAAATCCTTCTTTGGGATTTTTCCTTCGTTTGATATGTTCTGTAAA